ATTATAACTCCAGCAAATCTACCTGTTTGATCTAGTTTTTTAGGTTTTTGTATTTTTCTAGTATGATCCTTAGGAATACTTCTACGTTTAGTTTTTTTAGTGGCTTTACCGTACGCCATTTTATTCTCCTTTTATTTATTAAGCGACAACCCAGCTTTTTGCTGAGGGTCTATGTTTTTTCCATGTACCTTGTCTATTTTGTTTCATAGATTTAGGTGGATGCGCATATTTGCATGCATAAGCAAGAGCATCTATCGTATCATCATGTCCCATTCTAGGTCCAAAGGTAAATATTTCATGTTGTAAGTCGTAATGTTCTTTTCTAACAAACATACTCCTTATAGCAAATCTTTGAGCTAATATTTCTTGTATTCTGTCTCTTTTACTCATTCTATTTCCTGGCTTTTCAGCACAGTATTTAACTCCAAAATCATTTCTTCTTCTCATTTCTGCCACAAGTGACTGAAATACTGGTTTAGACATTGTTGTGTCTTCAATGGTAAAAAGCGAAGGGTGGTAAATTTTGTTATAATCAAACAAATGATCCACAATACCTTTCTTACCATCACCAGGAATCCCCAAAACAGGTAATGACCTATTACGAAGATAGTCAAGCACATAGCAATTATTGTCGCTATCAACAGCGACGACGAGGATAACACTAAAGTCAGTATCTCTTCTAGCGCTGTCCGTAGCTGGGTCAACCCCCGCAAAGACGTTAACAGGTTTTTCAGTCCCGTCTTCAAGTATGACATAGTTAATACCAGTATCTTCATCATGTTTAAACCTCCCATCCCAAAACTGAAGATGTTCCCTTGTAAATATAGCATCTTCTGCGTTTTGTACCTCCATCATATACTCTTGATAAAACTTTTGTGGTTGTCCTGAATCGGCATAGAACTTCTTTTTACGTTCCATTTCTTTTTTACCAAACCAACCAGGCCATAAAGAATTACCATCTGGCTGCATAGCTTTATGACTAATTACATGCCAGCTATATTTTTTACCTTGTTTTTCAGCTTTTTCTTTACCCACAAGTATATTTTGTATAAAGGAGTCGAAATGAACAGGAGTTCCATTAATCCGAAGCCTACCAGTATGAGGCTCCAAAGCAGGGAAAACAACTGCGGTAACAAGATTCGCAATTTTAGCCCTAGACTCCGATGTGATGGTATTATTTTCATCCTCAAAGTCGTCAAGAACGATGAGGTCGTATCTTTTATGGAGCTTAGCTCCTCCTCTAATGCCTGACAAATTTGATTTTGATATGAGTTTACATCCATTTGTTAATTCTATATCGTCTTCTGTCCACTTTTTACCTTTTAGGTTACCGAAATAATACGAAACTTTTTCATTAAACTCCAAATGATATTTTATATAATCTAAATTTGGAACACTGATTTTAGACGAGGCAGCTACCCAACCATAAAATAAAGGCCCAGTTGCAAAACAGAAATCTTTCATAATACTGCATTTAGTTAATACTGTTTTTCCATGACCCCTTGGCAATATAACTGCTAATTGTCTTTTATCCATATCTGTTATAGCATCTGCTACTTCGTAATGGAAAAATGGTGTTTCACTTCTCATAAAGTCATCTGCTAAAAATAATTTACCAAATGCAATCATATCTTTAGAAGCTAATAATAAAGCTTCTTCTGCTTTACTGACATTTTCTTTATTAATATTTAAATTAAATTTAGGCATTTACCATTTTTGTATAGGGCAACTTACTCTTTTAAGTTTAGTTTTAATTTTCATAAAACAACCACATTTTTTACATCTACTTCTTTTTGTTAATTCTGGGCAATTATTACATATATTCATTCTTTTAGCTGCTTCTGTTTTAGAAGCAAAATAATAATCTTTAAACAATGCATTAAAATCAATCATCTGATATCATATCCATTAAATTTATCTGTATATTTTGTAAACGAGTAGGATCTACTCCTTCTTCAGTCACAACATCTTCTAACATTAAAATTGCTTGGTCTTTATGCTCTCTCATTTCAATATCTTTTAATATCATATGTTTTTGTTTAGTATTTAAAGATGAAAAATTATCAGTATACCACATATCAAAAGCATCAGTATCTTTAAGAAAATCTCTTAAGTTATCATGACCATATTCATTTAAATCTTCAGATGATACATAATCATTTACTAAAGATTCTTTTAATTTTTTAAAAGTTTTTAAAATCTCACTCATTTATTCTCCTAGCTCATTAGGTCTTTCAGCTTCTATCAAATGTTTATCTGCAAAGCCTTGAAATAGTGCTCCTGATACCTGTGTAACTGTTGTTTTATTTTTATCTTCTAGATCCATTATGTCAGATAGTTTAAATAATGCTTTTAACCTAGTTTCATCTTTTTCAGAAGACATAGCAATAGTATTGATATTCTTTAATATACTATTTTCATTTATACCTAACTCTTCTAAAACAGGTTTTAATTCTTCTTTCATAGCTGTCGTTACCCTCTTTGTTTTAACTAATTGTGCTGATTTTTGTTTAGCATATCCAGGATTAACTGTAGGAAAAGCTTTCATATAGGCTTCCTGTGGAGATAACCCTGATACCATATATACTACAAAAAGATGTTCATGCTTACTTAGTACGGTCCGATCTAGCAGAACGTCTGCAGAACTCTTATTCCCTCCAAAGGAATAAATATTGAGTCTGCGTGAAGTGTCCATCTTCACCTTGGAGGTTACTGGAAAAGTACCAGTGCACGTGCCAACGTATTCCCTAACCTTGTTCCGCCCTTTCGGCACAACCATCTTTCCTTTGCGCAATATTTGTATAAAACACCCATCGTCAGCTTCTACCCAATCACCTACTTCTGCTTTTCTCCAGGGTATTACTTTTTTATCTTTAGGTAGTTCATCAATATTTTCAAAAACCACGTGTTCAATTCTATTTACTTTATATACTCTCAATTATTAAAAATTCCAAAAAAATTGTCTTGCATCTTGAGCTCTATTTAACCAACCTTGTAGAAATACATCTTGAGTTTGGTCTGAATCAACTATTCTATGATAAAATTCTTCCTGCATTTTAGTAACACTTTCAACAATTGCATCTACTCCAAAAGTATTTAAAGCTTCTTGATATAAATCTCTAGTGCCTGGACCCATTCTACCATCATCATCTATAATAGTCTCTTGCCAAAGATCATTTAAAGCCCTTTGCATTATCATAGTAGCATTACCAGCCCCAGTATTCACACCTAATTCAGTCATTTTTAAGGCTACTTTATTTCTACCATAATTTGTTTCGTTATTTACAAGAAACTCATCTGCAAATATATTTTTAGCAGCTTCTGTTGTTAAATCACGAACTGTTCTAAACTGAGTATAATAGCCATGTTTACTTTTTAGATCATCTAGTGTTTTAGCTGTAATACCATACATAGTTTCTCCACCTCTATCAGCAGACTTGTTAGCATAACCGCCTTCTAACTCTAGTATATGATCTAAAGTAGCATCTTTATTAAGCTCATACTGTAAACTATCTTGAGCCATAACTTCATTTATCATATTCATATTTATACCTATCAAAATAACTAAGGGCCCTAAGGCCCGTTTAGCTAATGTTTTACGCATTCATTATCTTTATAATACTCTTTCAAATCATCAACTGTTACTGCGGAGATATTATCCGCTGTTATAACAATCTTATCATCGTATGTTATAACTTCTTCTTGCAACCACTCTACTTCATCAGTTTCTTCATTAAACTTTATAGTAAGTATATATTTTTTCATGTTAAAATTTATTAAATGGATATTTAAAAAACAACCTTTATTTTAGGCAACTTTTAAAAATTGTGCCATTTTAGTGCTTGGCTATATATGTATAGTACCGCCCTATCGGGCGGATTTCCAAAAGGAAATTTTAGTTATAATTGATTTTGTATTTTTGTGTTTTAATGTATTTGTTAATTAATAATAGGAGATAATATGAAAGAATGGTTAATAAATCAGTATAAAGAGTTACTCTCTAATTACTGGTCAGACTTAAAGAATGCAGATGTTAAAGGTAAATATAATTCTGTATTTAGAACTTATAGTACTACTCAACGTGATGTACAGATGAAATATAAGACTTTATTCTCTACTTTATTCGCTATGGCTGATAAGTATGGTATTAAGTTAGATGATTCTAATCCAATAGATAGTATTACTATTGAAGAACCACAAGATGAGGTGTTAGGTTAATCCCTAGCACTTCTTCTGTGTGAGCGTGTGTGTGTATGTATATAAATAAACTTATACCACACATTAATATAAAAGTGTAGTGCATTTCTTGGTGTATAAAAGGGCTGAACCCTGAGTATGCTGGGTGGCATCTTGTGGCTATTAACTACCGATAGAACTTACGAGTTACTAAGCTAGTGTTAGTCTTAATGGTGCTTGTGCTACACTTAACTCTTAACCAATAAGGAGATGATATGCAATATGGTATTAAACATAAAGTAAATAGATGTTGTACAAGTGGTTGCACTAATCATTATAAATAACTCTTAACCAATAAGGAGAAGTAAATGGAAGCTCTAAAATACCAACTTCAACCCTGCAGATGTCCAATAGCTTATAGATATTGTACACATAAGGAGACTACCAATGGATGATTATGATGAAGCATATGATACTGCTGTTAATGACATATCTGATGAGTGTGATGTAGTATTAGTATAATAATAGTAAGTGGTAATGGTGACAGACCACTATAATCTAAGAAGCTACGCCAAACGATGAAATACTAGATAAGTAATCGGGCCTTTGTCACAAAGAATTAGAATTGTAGTATGTATTGCCGTCATGGTTAGCAAGGTGTAAGTCCTTGGAGACAATAAAAGCATACTACATTAAATTAAACTCTTAACCAATAAAGGAGATGTTATGGCATTCTTATTAGAAGAAGTAAAAGAAATAATCACTGCTCTTAGAAGTGGTGAGAACTATCATAAAGATAAGATAAAGTTTCATAGTGAAAGACTTAAATCACTAGAGAAAGATATAAATATGTATCAGAGCAAACTGAACAAAGCAATTGGTAGGAGACAATAACAGTCGAGGGAAATGGGTGTGAGGATATAGGATAGATATAGTCTATCGAGTAGGCTGTTATATTTAATAGGGCTGTAGTGACAGGCGAGTAATACTAGTGAGAAAAGGCGTTTAATCAGCGATACACTAAGAATTAACTAACGAGGGTCAATCAGCCCTATAACTTTAAATTAGGAGGATAATATGTTAACAATAATATTCTATAGTTTATTAATATTTGGACTTGTAATAGCTATAAATCCTTTAATTAATCTACTACTATTATTTATAAGAGACACTTGGGATAAATATATCGAGTGGGATAAGAAAAGAATACACAACTGGATGGATGCATATCATAGAGGTGAAGGTAATTATGAGTATTATGACCCTGATAAACCTATAGAAGAGGAAGATATACCTCATGTATGGAATGAAGAGTTATTAAGAGCTGACTATGATAAATATGATGATCCATTTTATATAGGAGACGATGATGAAGAAAAACATTAAATATGTTAAAGATGTATTAGATAAACTAAATAAAGACAAAGTTATAACAAGAGATAAGTTATTTTATTCTATTGGTATAATATGTGTACTATTTATGTTTGTAAAGAGATTTGATAACCTGATAGAATCAAAAAAGGTAGAAAAACTACCAACAATTGAGCAGGTTAAAGAAATAAAAACAAATAAATGGGATACTATGTCATTTAAAGAGAAATTTAGATTATCTAGAGACTTTCATGGTCCTAATGGGCTATTTATGTGGAATGGTAAAACATATCATTGTAAATACGTAGAAGAAATGATTGAAGAGGTAAATATATGCAAGTAATATATGATATAATAGTAAGCTCTTACTTTATGTTAATAATATTTTCATCTGCTATTATAGGTTTTATGATAGCATTTTTTGTAATAAAAAACGATAAATAGACTTGTCTGGTATACGCAAGGCCAACGGGGTGAAAAGCTGCGCGCGGGTCGTTGATGTATTGTCATCTATGTCAAAGAGCATTGTATACCAACAATTAATAACAATAGGAGGATATTATGGGTTTAACATTTATACCTATAAAAACTAAAGAAGAGATAATTATAGAATTACATCATACTAGGAATGAAATATCTCTACTTAAACTTAAAGCAAATAAACTAATCGATGAGTTAATTGATACAAATAAGGAGGCATAATGGCTAAAACTACTACTAAGAAAGAAAAATTTGATTCTGACTACTTTTTAGATCAAATTGTTAAGATAAATGATAATATAATGGATTTAATGAAAAAAGTAGCTGAATTACAAGAAAACTTAAACATAGTTAATGAAAATGCACAATATTCTATTGATGAAATAGAGTCTTGGAGACCTAGAATAGAACAAGCACTAGGTAGAATGGGATTATAGTATGGATATAGGTAATATTGAAGCCAATACTGTAATACTAAAGAAAACTATAAAATATCTTGATGGTGAAGTAAAAAAGACTGTTGAGAAGCAAATAAAAGAAAACTACGAATTAATTGATGATTTCTTTGATCAATTAAACGAAGAGTACAAGTCAATCCAATCATATGAACAAGGAGGCCCACATGGCAACTAAAACAATCAAATTTCTACAAGGTGGCGGCTTTGTAGAGAGACAAACTAACGCTGATACTGTTGAACAACTAAGAAATGAGTTCCCAGATGATATATCTAATGGCTCATCTGTTGCTGTTAATGGAGTATCTGTAACTAATACACATGCTATTACAGAAGGTGATATTGTTGCAGCTGTTAATAACAACAAATCTGGTGGTGATCAGTAAATAAATAATTTAGAGAGATAGGTATGGATGATACATGGTTTACATGTTGTTCCTACTAAGACAACTAGCGCACCTATCTCTTTATTAACCTTGGAGGGTATATGAATTTTAGAGATTATGACTGCATTGTAGATGGTACAATCGAACAATGCATAGAAGAGATAGAAGTTGGTGATCTTGGAGAACATATATATTATGGTCCTCAAGCTGAAGTAATGGAAGAATTACAAAGATTTAATAGTAGACACTTAAGTAATCTAGAAATAACTAAAACATTTAAATGGAAGCGTGGTTCCTATCAAAGAGTAAGTGAACTTATGATGGAAGGGCTTGGATTTAATAGAAAACCTAGTGGTATGTATAACTATTTAAGTAGAGAAGATTGGTTTAGAAACAGTACATGGGACTCTATACGTAGAACTTTAAGAGCTATTGATGGTATGTTATATAATTTAAGAGGTCAAGGTGAAGTATGGTTAGATGACCCAAGCATTCTTGTTGAAAGAAAGAATCTATATGCTAATTATATGTCTGAAAAGATAGAAATGGCTGATGAATTAATAAATAATATAGATATAATGCAAGAAATGTATCATCAATTATTTGTTCATCCAACATCACGCTCTAGCCAAAGATATATGTTAGTAAGTACACTTAGGATAAGACCAGGTACAATGAAAGTATATATAACATCAGGTAGAGATAGTCAACGTGAAGCTAAACATATAGAGAATATAGCATGTGATACAGATTTGTATATAAATAATATAACATATCCACTAAGAACTATGACTGCAAATTCTAATTATGATAATCCAAGATTTAGTGTTCAAACATTAGGTCAAGTAGAACAACCAGATGATAAAGGTTATCTAGCATATCCATTTATATCTGGAAGTAGACAATGGCGTACTAATGGACTATTCGGTAATAATGTATGTTATGGTGATCAATCAAATGAAATATATAATGCATTATGTAAATATGATATGACTTCATTTGTATTACAATCTGTTAATTGGGCTACAACTTACACTAATATAACAGGTCCACATAATAATATTAAACAAATGTATCATGGTGAGCCAGCTAAATTATCTGAAGAATATAGAAAGGTATTTGGTACAAATGATATGCGACATTGTAATTATGAACCAGATGGAGATAATGATTATTGTGATGTTCAAGAATGTACATTTAGATCTCAATGTCCTAGTTATAAGAATGCTCATCCTGAACCAGTAACACCAGAACAAGCTGAACAAATGACCTTGCAATGGGCTACTAGAATGGGTGGTGTTAATCATGCTGCTCCAACTGTAATACATACAACTGATAGTGAAGGAAATCCAATATCGGTAACTAGAGACCCAATATCAAATGAGCAACGTGTTGAGAATGATCAGCCAGATTGGTTACCTGGAGAACAAAGTGAAGAACAAACTGAAGAGTTTCTTGAAACACTTAGACAACATATTAACGAACGTAATGAGGAGGAATAATGAAAGTATATATCTATAAAGACTGTTGGGATAAAATAATAAACTATTCTAAAGCTGCTTATCATACTGAAAAGTCTGAAATAGGTGGTATGGCTGTAGTTACCCAAGACAAAGATGGTGATTGGCTAATAGAGAACCCACAAATAGTAACACAAGAAATTGGTGGTACTACATGTGACCTTGATAAAGAAGAATTAGCTAAATACTATACAGAAATGGCTGTAAAATACAAGGATAATAACTTTAGATTCTGTTGGTGGCATAGTCATCATACAATGTCAGCATTCTGGAGTGGTACTGATCTATCTAGCATAGATGAGTATGGTGAAGGAGAATCTGATCTATCATTTGCTCTTGTTGTTAATCTTAAAGAAGAGTATAAATGTAGAGTATCTGTATGGAAACCAGTAGAAATACATCAAGATGTTGAACTTGAGATAATTGGTAAAGAAGAAGAAGTAGAAATACCTCTTGAAATAGTGACTGAAGTTAAAGCTAAATGTAGAACTAGATCATTAAGCTCTTATAATACTGGATATACTAAATTGCCATCTAATGGAAAACAATTAACTTTACATAACTACTATGATAGGCAAGGAATGTCTAGTAATTATAAATTATTAGAGGACGATTGTATGGGTATTAACCCAACACAACAAGAATCTGCTAATTTTGAAGCTAAATGGGAGTATGCTATGGGTAAAATAGCTGAATACATAAGACAAGTAAATACTGGTGCGTGGAATATGCATAAGTTTAAGACAGCTATAACTCATACTAATGAACAATTAGAACCATATGGTTTAGAAATAGATAAACTTAATAAAGCAGAACTAAAAGAGTTTGTTTCTATGGAGTCTGAACCTTATGAATTAATAAGAGTTATTGATCCTAAATATAATGAATTAGCTGAGGCTTTAATAGATTCTGCTTGTTATAATCAAAGTTATGGAGGTATATGGCTATGAGAAATATGAGAAGTCAAGATATAGCAGATATATCAGGTATTAAGTTTCATATTGTAGGTTGCGGGGCTATTGGAAGCTCCGTAGCCACACAATTAGCAAGACTTGGTGCTAATCAATTTTATTTATATGATTTTGATAAAGTTGGCATAGAGAATGTAGGTGTTAGCCAATATGTTAATGAAGATATTGGTAAAACTAAAGTAGAAGCATTACGTTCTCACCTTTGGAGCATAGATAATAGTATAGCTAGTGATCTTACTATAGGTAAGTTTAAATACTATGATGGCGAAAAAGATGATATATTGGTACTTGGTTTAGATAGTATGTCTGCTCGTATAGAAATAGTAAAATTACTAGCAAAATGCCCTAATAAACCATCATTTGTTATAGATGGTAGGATGGGTGCAGAACAATATCAACAGTATATATATAATAATATTACTGTTAAACAATATGAAAAGGATTGGTATTCTGATGAAGATTCTGATCCTGAACCATGCACTCGTAAAGCTACATCTTATTGTAGTAATATGAGTGGAAGTTTTATATCTAATTCTATTAAGAACATAGTTATGAAACAACCTTACTTCAAGGAAATTATTTTCAATTTCTCAACATTAATACTTGACAAAAAGAAATTAGTTTCTTAAATTACGTTCCCTTCATTTCGAAGGTTCTTAAACGTATAGCACACACAAATGGGGTGGACTATCTGCCCCATTTACTCAAACATAGGAGGAAGCTTATGAGTAATATTGACGTTTCTAAACAAACTGGCATTGCTAAGTCTGTATTAGAAGCAAAAGTAAAAAATGAACAAAAAGAGAAATCTTTTAATGAGTCTAATGATAGAAGATCTGATGAATGGAAATCACCTGAAATAGACAAATTAGCTGAAGCGTTAGCTAAAGCTCAGTCTGAATTAGAAGGTGCTAAAAAAGAGAGTACTAATCCATTCTTTAAGTCTAATTATGCAGACTTACACGCAGTAATCAAATCAGCATTTCCGTATTTAAGTAAATATGGTTTGTCTGTTAGTCAAGGTAATGAAATAATACCTAATGCAATATGTGTAACAACTACACTTATGCATGCATCAGGTCAATGGCTAAGATCAAAAGTTAAATTACCTTTATCTAAGGTAGATGCACAAGGTGTAGGTGCAGCAATAACATATGGACGTAGATATGGTTTATCTGCAATAGTAGGTATCGCTCAATATGATGACGATGCTAATTCAATTCGTAAATAATAGGAGAAATATATGAGAACATTAACAATAAAATCAGGAAGTACTGGTACTGACTATAATACTGGTTGGCACGAACTTCTTGTATCAAAAGCAGAATATGGTGAATGGAATGGCTCTAAATGTATAGATGTATACTTTGATGGCTATCCAGAAAACTTTAACATGAGAGTCTATGCTAAAACTGGTACTGATGGTGAAGAATTTGCTATTGGTCAACTATATAGATTCGCTAATGCTGGTATAACAAGCGGACTAGAAGGTCCTGATGGAACTAAAGTTATAAAAATGGATGATAGTGCTGAAGCTTTAATAGGTAAGAAAATGAATGTTTATTTCTATAAAGATGGTAAATATTCTAGAATACTAAGCAAAACAGCTCCATATCCATTTGAGAATGCTGTTGAATCCTTCAATTCATCTGATGTAGATTATTGGAAAGGAAGAGCAATGGCCTTCTATGAAAAATATGTTGAGCCTAAGCTTAACGAAAAATCAGAAGCTCCTTTAGTTTCTGAGTCCTCCGAGAGTGACGATAACATACCCTTTTAAGTGAGTAGGTAATCGTTAATTTATAGGGAGGCAACAACTGGTCCTGAGTACGGTGATATACTTTGAAGTATGGACTACGATACTCAAATAGGAATATGTGAGTCTCCCTATATAACTAAAAGGAGGAATATGAGAGCAACAGAATTTATGCATTTTATTAATATAGACCCTAAAGAGTTAAAATTAGGGCAAAATCTTAAAGGTGATACATATACTCATTTAACTGTAAGAATGAAAGTTAAAAGAGCAAGATATGAACATCAAACAGAACTTAGAAAACAAGAAAAAGAAAGAAAAAAAAGTGCTGATGAAATCAGAAGGTACTTTAAAAAGGAGGGGAAATGACAGAATTTATGATAGAAATAACAGCAGTAATTCTAATACTACCTATATTAGCGCTTGTTTATATTATGTGTGATAGATGGGAGGATTTAGATGGATAAAGAAATGATTAAAGAAGTAGCATTTGGAGTAAATAATAGAGGTAATTTTCAAAGTAGAGATGAATTAGGAGATTTAGAAGGAACAGATACAGATCTATTTATTTCTTTATATGATTATGATGAGTCTGTATTAGAATACTATACTAAAAAAGGTAGTTTATCTGGATTTGATGGTCTTATATATATGCCTGAAGAATTTATACTAGATGTAGATGGTAGTAGTATAAGAGATGCAAGAGATAAATTATATGGGTTAGTAAGTATACTAGATGATTTAAATATTTGTTATAGAGTATATTTTAGCGGTACAGGATTTCATGTAGGTATACATAAATCTGGATTTAAATGGGAACCAAGTGAAAACTTACACGTAAGAGTTAAAGAAGAGCTGACTAAAGCTGGTC